CCAGCAAGCAGATGCTCCAAGGCATCCACCTCGGCAGCGGCCACATGGAAGCCACTGACGGGCATCGCCTTATGCGTTATCCGATTGACCTACCTACCGGACTCGACGTGGTACTACCGGCCAGTACCATGCGCTTGCTGCAGGATCGCGTGGTCACCATTGCCATGGCAGCCGGTCAAGCCGTCATCAATGCCGGCGATGGCATCGTGGTGTACTCGCGCATCTTGGACGGCACCTATCCAGATGTGGCTAAACTGCTGCCCACTGAGTTCACCAACACCATCACGGCTGATCGCCGCCGCTTGACACGTGCACTGGAGCGCGTTGCCGTCATCGCTGATGCGCACAACTCCATCGTCAAGATCGAGGCAGTAGGCGGCACCATCGCCATCACCGCAGAAGCCGATGCCAACAACGGCAAGGAGCTACTCAAGGTGGAAGGCGCCGCTAAGGGCACATGGGCCTTCAACGTCCACTACTTGCTGGACGGCATCAAGGCTTTCAAGCCCGCAGAAGCCATCACCATGCACGCCAATACGGCAACCACACCCGTGGTACTGACACCTAGTGGCATGGATGGTGTAACTTACCTAGTGATGCCTGTGCAAATTCGCGCCTAAGTAGGTGGCTAAAAAAAGCACCAACGTGGAGATCGACGAGCGGGTCAACACCGTTTACGATCTCCTTTTGCGTGCCTACAGCCGTACTCAGATCGTTCGCTACTGTGCGGAGCAGTGGAATGTTGGCGAGCGCCAAGCCGAAAATTACATGGCCCGCGCCCGTCAACTCCAGCAGCTTGATGCCGAGCTAGAACGCCCGCAGTGGCTGGCTGCTGCTATTGCCAGGCTGCAGGACTACGAGCGCCGTGCATCTGATAAAGACCAGATCAACACAGCGCTGAAAGCATTGGAAGACCAAGCGAAGCTGCTGCGGTTTGAGATGTCATGAGCTTGCTTGCCGGCATCTGCGAACCTGGCAGCCTGCTTGGGTTTATGGATGTTGCAACGCAGGAAGACACTGGCGATCTGTTGCAACGCATCCGCGCTGATCTGCACCCAGGACAGCTTGCGTTTGTAGATGACACTGCTACTGAAATTATTGGCATCTCAGCGGGCTATGGCGCCGGCAAGACACGTGCGCTGTGCGCAAAGGCGGTAATGCTGGCCGCGGCCAATCAGGGCTTTATCGGCGCGGTGATGGAGCCAACCGGACCGCTGATCCGTGATATTTGGCAGAACGACTTTGAGCAGTTCCTAGAGGCGTATGAGATCCCCTACACCTTCAGGGCCAGCCCGTTGCCGGAGTACATGCTGCACCTGCCAGGTGGTGACACCAAGATCCTGTGCCGCAGCTTTGAGAACTGGTCACGCATCATCGGCTTGAACCTTGCTTGGGTGCTTGCCGATGAGATCGACACGGTGACGCCATCTATCGCAAACAAGGCATTTCCCAAGATCCTTGGCCGCTTGCGTGCCGGGAATGTGCGGCAGTTCGGCGCAGCGTCCACGCCAGAGGGCTTCCGCTGGATGTGGAACACATTCGGCAGTGAAGATGCCAAGGATCGGCAAGACCGCAGGCTGATCAAGATGCGATCAGCAGACAACCCGCACCTGCCGCCGGACTTCATCGAGCGGTTGCAGGCCAACTATGACCCCAATCTGCTGCGGGCGTATTTGGACGGTGAGTTTGTCAACCTCACCACGGGCACCATCTACGACCGCTTCAGCCGCGAGAAGCACGTGGTCAGCGAGCTGCTTGACCTAGACCGCGAGCCGTTGCGGATTGGCGTGGACTTCAACATTGGCAACATGTCGGCAGTAATCGGTGTCCGCACTGGCAGCAGCCTGCTAGTGATTGATGAGATCAGCGGCGCCCATGACACCGACGCATTGGCGCAAGAGATTCAAGCGCGTTACCCGCAGCGGCGCATTTACATCTACCCAGACGCCAGCGGCGGCAACCGCAGCACCAACGCAAGCCAGACCGACATTCAGATCTTGGAGTCCTACGGCATGTCCAATCAGTCGCCGCGTGCCAATCCTCCCGTCCGTGATCGCGTGGCTGCTGTTCAAGCTTTGCTGGAAAACGGCAAGGGCCAGGTACGGCTCACCATCCACCAGCGCTGCAAACGGCTGATCGAATGCCTAGAGCTGCAGTGCTACACCGACAAGGGCGACCCTGACAAAGATGCCGGTCATGACCACATGAATGACGCGCTCGGCTACTTGGTGTGGCGTGAATTCAACCCGCTGCACGCTGGGGCTGGACGATCTACCGGCATCAGACTATATTGATTCCGCCAACCATTACCTCTACCCATGCTCAAGGGTGCTGAACTACTTGCCAAGGTAAAAGAGTTAGGCGATGCGCCTAAGTCTGAGATTGTGCGTGCCTGTGGTTATGTGATCAAGGATCGCGTGGCATTCACGCAGTTTTACGAGGCACTGCTGGAAGCCAAAGGCGTTGACCTCGGTGGTAAGACCGCCAGCAAAGGTCGCAAGCTCACCTACAAAGCCAAGGTGCAATTTAACGGCAAGCTGCAGATTGGTGATGGCTACCTGCGCGAGATGGGTTACGCACCTGGCGCTGAGTTTGACATCAAACTGCGCGGCAACAGCATTACGCTGACTGCGGTCTAAACTGCACCTATGACTGCGGCGTTGTAATGTACACAGGCTTCAACGCATACGACCGTCCGATTGCACAGCGTCGTGTTACCCGCGTGCAGGATGCCAACACGGCGTGGTATGCACAGGAAGCGCATTGGATCCTGATCGAGGACCTGATGCAAGGCACCTACGGGATGCGCAAGAAGCATCGCCGCTACCTGCCGCAGGAACCACGCGAGCTTGATGAGTCCTACGACAATCGCCTAGCACGCAGCGTATGCCCGCCGTTCTACCAGCGGCTGGAGCGGATGCTGGCTGGCATGTTGACGCGCAAGCCTGTAAGGCTTGATGACACTGCCGACATCATCCGTGAGCAGTTGTTTGATGTTGACCTCCAAGGCAATGACCTCAACGTCTGGACCTATGAAACCACACGCAAAATGGTGCGTTATGGCCACGTTGGTGTGCTGGTGGATGCACCGGCTGATGGGGGTCGACCCTATTGGGTGAGCTACACGCCACGGCAAATCCTTGGTTGGCGTGCTGAGCAGCAAGAAGGCCGGCAGGTGCTCACGCAACTGCGGCTTGCCGAGATGGTCACCGTGCCTGATGGGGAGTTTGGCGAGAAGTCAGTGGAACAGATCCGCGTGCTGACGCCAGGCGAATACCAACTGCACCAGAAGCAGGACAACGGCGACTTCCAAGTGGTCGACGAAGGCCGCACCAGCCTTAGCGAGATTCCGTTCAGTGTTGCCTATGCGCAGCGCCATGGCTTTATGGAGTCACGCCCGCCGCTAGAGGACATTGCTGAGCTGAACCTAAAGGCGTATCAGATCCAAAGCGACCTCGACAACCAGCTGCACATTTCAGCCGTGCCAATGCTGGCGTTCTATGGTTTCCCATCTGCCGCAGAGGAGGTCAGTGCTGGGCCTGGTGAAGCCATTGCATTCCCAGCAGAAGGGCGTGCAGAATATATCGAGCCTCAAGGCCGCAGCTTCGACTATCAGTTCCGCAGGCTTGAACAGCTAGCAGCGCAGATCAACGAGCTAGGGCTATCGGCAGTGCTCGGCCAGAAGCTATCCGCTGAAACCGCAGAAGCCAAGCGCATCGATCGCAGTCAAGGCGACAGCACCATGATGGTCATTGCGCAGAACGTGCAGGACATGATCGACAATTGCCTGCAGTTTCATGCGCAGTTTATCGGCAACAACACATCACCAGGCAGCGCCTATGTCAACCGCGATTTTCTTGGCACACGCCTTGAACCGCAGGAGATCCAAGCACTGCTGCAGCTTTACACTGCAGGCACCATTACGCAAGAGACCTTATTGCGCGAGCTTGCCGAGGGTGATGTCCTAGGCGATGACTTTAACGTAGACGAAGAGCTAGAGGCTACGGCCAATGCGGGGCTTGATCTTCAACCTGCTGGACTGGATAACCGACCGCCTAGTGGAACTGATGATCTGGATGGAACCGAAGAAACCGAGGAGGCAAGAGCTTGATTATCACGTCAGCGCATTGCCGGAAGATGTTCTAGCCATCGTGCGCATCAGCTGGTACAAGCAAGGCAAGCCTGATGAGGTAGACGAGACCATTCTGTTTGAAGATGGCCAGAACGGCTATGACGCATTTGCGGCATTGGTTGGCACCGCACTGAAACAAGGCGCTAATGTCAGCATCCGCAGCGGTTATCAGCCTGAGGATCTAGGCATCCATCAATGAGCACACCGGAAGCGCTATATCGCAATGCGATCGACTTAAACCGCTATAGCAATAGCGTTGCGCGGCGTGTGATCAATGCCTATAACGACATCATCGTTGATGCCGTCAACCAACTGCGCACGATTGATGAGCTGTCAGCACCAGTCAAGGCTGCACGGCTGCGGGCGATCCTTGCGCAACTGAAAGACTCGCTCGGCACATGGGCAGGCGATGCAACAGAGCTAACCGCATTGGAACTGCAAGGCATTGCGCAGCTGCAATCGGAGTTTGTAACCGATCAGCTGCGGCGTGCGTTGCCAGTAGGTGCTCGTGACGCAGTGCGCACCGTGGAGATCAGTCCGCAGTTTGCGCAGTCCGTGGTCACCACAGATCCAACGCAGATCAATGTAGTGGCGCTATCGGATGACCTATTTGCCGCAGTGCAAGGCGCACCGCAAACATTCAGCCTCACCGCAGCGCAGGGCACCATGATCACGCTGCCCAATGGTGAAGTGGTCAGCAAGGCATTCCGTGGCATTGCGGTTGACCAGTCCGAGCGATTCTCGCAAGTGGTACGGCAAGGACTGCTAACCGGTGAGCCGACGCCAGCTATTGCTAAGCGGCTGATTGGAAACCTTGAATTTGGCGAGCAGGCTAAGACCGTCAAGCAGCTGGTAGCAGCAGGTGGCCAAGCAACAGCAGTGGCCGATAATCAGATCGTTACGCTTGTGCGCACCAGCGTTAATCAAGTAGCCAATGCAGCTAGCCAGCAGGTATATGAAGCCAATCAAGACATCACTAAGAAGTATCGCTACGTGGCAACACTGGATACCCGCACCAGCAGCATTTGCCGTGCATTGGATGGCCGTGAGTTTGAATACGGCAAAGGCCCGACACCGCCGCAGCACTTCAACTGCCGATCAACCACAGTCCCGGTGATTGACTACGACGAGCTTGGCTTTACGCCACCACCACCAGCCAAGCGTGCAGCAGCAGGTGGCCAAGTGCCGGCGGATCAAACCTATGGGCAGTGGCTAGCCAAGCAGGATCTAGAGACCAAGGCTCGTGCGCTAGGCGCCAGCAAGGTTCCGTATTTCAACCGGCTTGCTGACAAATACGGCCCGACTGATGCCATCGCCAAACTAGTCCGCGATGACGGATCAGAGCTAACCTTGGATCAACTACGCGCTCGGTACGGTG